CGATTTCTGAGAATCAGATGTATGTCGATCTTGCCCTGTATTTTCAGTATAGCGGATAAGGGCCACAGTTTCATTCCTACCTGTGAAAATCCATTTCATTGGTGATCACTCTGATCCGGATACATAGCAAGCAGTTTTTGGATATATTTCCGCAAACAATGGTGAAAAGGTTTCACGGTTGATGTCGGATAATTTCTCGAATTCGTGCTCATTTATAAGTCCTGCGTCAAGCATCGTCCGGGCAATTTTCTGAGCACGGCAGTAGTCGAGATGATTCTTTATCCGATCATTGGTGTAATAGCTGTTTTCTTCCGTCATGGGTGTAGCCTCCTTCATAGTACGGACATTTGGGAGACGTTTTGAGGGGGTGTTTTGCCTCGCAAATTTCCTTCTGCTTATCCACACCCAGAAGGAGAGCTTTTTTACACAAAAAAAGGCCCCGCAGGAAATTCCTTTTTAAGGAACGCCTGCGGGGCATGATCATCTTAAGAGTTCATTCACTTTTTTCTGTACGGCAGAGGCATTGAAGCCCGCTCTGGTAAGGCGCGTCACACGCTCGGCTCCGTTTCCCCACTTGCCTGCGATTACTTCCCTGGCAACCGTATCAAGGGACTTCTGGGGAGCAGAGCTTCCACGCAGAAGCTCATTGACCTTTTGCTGTACGGTGTTGTAGTCAAGACCTAGGGAGCTGATGGCTCTCTTTCTTGTCTCGCCGTTTCCATACTTTCCGGCGAGCACGTCTCTTGCCGCCTGCTCGACCGTGATTGACGGGGAGACCGCCTCACTGAAGCGGAGCACGTTTGTCCACGGGTAGTTACGGTAAGCCCGGATCAAAAACTCCCTGCCGGTCTGATTGCCCGGACGACCGCCTGTAGCCGTGCCTTTTTCATTGATCGAAGCTTCGACTTCCTTACCGCCGCCGCAGTACATCGCAGTATGGTGGTGGACATTAAGGAGCACATCGCCTCGCTTAAGGCCTGCGCCGGTTGAAAGGTTTACAGTCCTTGTCACATCGGAGAATCCGCAAGACTTGAAAACAGAGAGCATGTTCCCCGTATAGGTCGCACCCTTAGTCTTTACAGGCACTCCGGCTGCCTGCCATGCCGAGATCACAGCGGAGGAGCAGTCGTAGTCGCCTCTTTCTCCCCAGCGGTACCTCTGGTCATAGCCGTGTTTATTGTCATTAGCGTGAGATTCCATCCACTGGATGGCCTGTTCTGTTTTGCTCATATGTCATTTCCTCCATAATAAAAGCCCTCCGGGGATTAGCCGGAGAGCAGCAGAAAGCAACGTCCCATTGACGGAAGGGATAGCCGGGATAGTAGGATCGCCTCCTTTCAATCCGTATTTTTGCTGAGCTGCTTGACAGCCTGGTTTACGCCGGTTGCCGCAAAACCGGATACGATACCGACTGCGAGGGCGTTGACCGCGTCCTTTGCCGGAAAGTCCGGCATGATGTAAAGCCCTGCGACGCCTAATGCCGCTCCGACAATCCCGCATATCACCGGGATCCAGTTGTCGGAAACCTTCTGCGAAGCCTTACATGCAGCGCCTACAAGGTAGGCGATCACTGTGATCGCGGCCACACTTGCAATTCCAAAGTCCATAAGTCATTCCTCCTTTTCTTTATTTCTGTCCGCCGTGATTGGCAGTTCCAGACATTTCTTGTACAGAGATTCTCCGGTGCCGTTTCCACCGAGCGCCTTGTACGGCGTGTAGAGGTATTCGAGATTGTTACGATCCTCGATGGTGCAGAAACCCTGCTCAATAAAAAAGCTGCATGACTGGTAGAGCCGGTCGTGCAGCAGGGCGAGAATTCCTTCCCGGAGAATATCGTATTCATCCTTTTTCTTATGGATGGCTCTTACCATCCAGGTGATTGCCGCGATAATGAGTGCAAAAAGCTCCTGCACCCAGTAACGCAGGATAAAGTCAAGCAATAGAATCATCCCCTTTCAATATCAGTATCTGCTCAGTTCCAGAAGAGGAGCGGATCGTAAGTTTTCCTTCGCTCAACGAAAATGTGTAGGTGGTATCGGTAAAGACTGCTCCTTCCGGGACATCCGATTTTACGGTATGACCGTCTACCTTTAAAGCATTGTCAACGATACCGTCACCATCCGCATCGAATTTCGAGAGCGTATCCTCTCCTGTGGTCAACTGATTCACCGCTTCGCAGAGCCGCTTTATCACCTTACTTTTCCCTGTATAGTTAATCATCATCTTAGTTCTCCTTCAGATCTGTAAGCGTATAGGTCACCTTCATTGAAGTGGCGGATGTTTTTGTGACCGGAGATGAAAGGTTGCATATTGTTCCGATATAGGAGGACGGAATGGACTTTTTCGGATAACTGTTGTAGTGAAAACTGAACAAGTGAGGGCTTTCGTAGCCGTAATCCGGTATCGCCACTTTATCCTTTTTGATGTAGGATCCGTCTGGGTAGATAAGAAGCCCGTTGTTTGTGATCACACCGCCGTTATACATGGGGTAAAGCCCTCCGACATCGTACTGCTTGAACTGGTTTAGGAGCACGATGTTTACCGGATTTGCAATCTCGACCTTATAGACGCTGTGGTTATCATAACCTCGCACGTAGTAGAATCCTCTTGACACAACGGCATCGTTTTTTGCTGTCACAGATGACAACTCAATCGTCTGCTCATCACCTTCCTGTGTGAAGCTGAAATCACTGATCTTATATTTCCTTACAAAAAGAAGTGCGTTGCCGGAAGAATTTTCCATGCCGTAGGTGTAGTACTTTTCATATTCACTGCCGTTCCATCGACTATGTTCCTGCCGGTTCATTCGGATAAGATACAGATATCCGTCCTGTCCGTTTGAGATGATCCAGTTGTCCCAGTTGTCAGTTCCGGTAAGATTTACTACTTTCTCATCCGGTCCCCAGTAAGGATCGGATACCAGAAGCTTCCAGTCCGGCACTTTCTGACGGATGATGTTGCCGTAGCGATCCGCTTTGTATAAAAATCCCTGATCCTCATCGTAGGCCAGGCCATATTCATAGTCCGTCGTGCTTCCTGATTCTCCGTCATAGAGCTTAAGAGGATCTTCTCCTGCTGTATTCCTGGTAAGAGCAAGGGATGCAATATTTCCGTTCGCCTGCGAAGTGGAAAAGTCCCAGACAGTGACATAGCCTGTGTCCGTCCTCTTTGTTTCCAGAGAGTTGAGGCTTCCACGCATGGGATCATCCGTATTTACGGTTCGCGCTGCATGCCCGATCAGATGGACATCCATGGGAAAATGCACATTCTCTGCGTTTTCTTCCAGCTTCCCGTCAAAAAGAAAAAGTCCTCCGAGTCCTCTTTTTGCCACCGGGAGCATCAGGTCTGACAGATTGGCGCCGCAGGAGACAGCATGGCCCATAGCGTAGGTAAGCGCGTTTGTCACCATGTTGTCCTGTTCGATCCGCTCGGTAAACCCGCTGTTATGATTATGCAGCTCTATACTCACATGTCCTTTCATTTTTGTATCCTTCCTCCGTATAGATTGATCGCGTAAAGAACCGAGTCGTTTTCCAGCACGGCCTTTACCGACAGATGGTCATATTGTTTTAAGGCATCCTCCGGAATCTCGCCGATATCGGATTCTGTCATTGCGACATTTTCTTTCCATTCATTCTCAGCGTAGCCCATCCATGTAGAGCCGCCGTCAAAGGAAATATAAAATATGGCATTTTTTGAATCCGCTGTGATATGTTTTGCACCGTATACAGCACAGGTAGTAACCGAAAGACTTGTTTTTAGTGTTGTAGAGCCGAAGCCGATCCAGCCATTATCCTTTACTTCACAAGAAGTAGCCACCTTGTCAACGTTTGCCCACGGCGAGAAAACCATGATGTCGGAAGTGGATTCTACAGTCTCTGCAAAACCAGCAAAGATAGACGCGATATTAACCCTAGCCACACGGTCTACAGCAAGGCATGGTGTATCATGAAGTAAACGGATGTCCACCGTATCTGAGAAGCAGCTCATTATCCGGTTAATAAGAATACGATCGATTGTATCCTCCGCCGTGATCTCGCCGTCCCATTCGCCGTTGCCTGCCAGTCCCATGCCGCTTACGACTCCGAGAACGCCGTATCTTACTATCGAGAGGGAACCGCCTTTTACGGACAGAACGACATTCCATGTATGAATGGACGCCTCCACAGCTTCCAGCTCATAGCGAAGACGCAGGATGTGCTCGCCGTCTTGAAAGGTTTCCACAGGATGCCTTGTACTGATCTCATCACCGTTTAAGTAATAAGTGGCTTTTACATAAGCGTCTCCCTCCGAGACATTTCCAGCATCATTGCCTTCCGTCGTATCCACCGACAGCAGGATTTCCATATCAAAGGAGATGTGCGTGGTTTTCTGTACCGCGAACTTTACGGACATGACAGAACCTTCTTTTCCATCGTCAATCTTTACAGCTTCAGCGTTCTGGTAGAGCACATAGTGCATATCATTGTCTGTCTGTGAAGAAAGCAGTCCGGCGATCGTTTTATCGGATTTGCTTTTTGCGGAGGCGAGGGAAGGATCCTGTCCGACGCCCAAAATTTCATAGGAGCCGTTGTATTTTAAGGTGTACTTTGTGATACAGAAGAGCTTATTGGCATCACCTATCCCTCCCGGAAAAGAAAGCACGTCTCCAAGGTCGTATGCAGGGTTTCCGATCATCGTAACCTTGAACGGGACATAGTCGATCTGTTGGAGCGCTGTAAGAATGGCACGACGCTGCTTTTCAAGGCTTTCCGATACCCCGTACTGAAGGAAGGGGTTGCTGCCGAGGTTATAGGTTAGCCCGTTATCCTCATCCATCCCATAGTAACTGGTGGTCTTGTCGCTTAGATTCACGCAGGAAATACCCGTGTATCTTGTTTCAAAATCAGAGAAAGAGCCTCCGCTGAACCGATGACTTTCATCGATTACATCCACGACAGACTTACTGTAGGAGCAGAACTTTATCCTTCCTGCTCTGTCACAGGTCACAAAGCACCCGAGAGCAGCGGAAAGCCAGGAAAGATAATCCCGCCATGTCTCGATATCATTTTCCGAATAAAGAGAAAAGTTCTCAGAACCATTGGCAAATGTCTTAAATTCATCTTCTGTAGTAGCAAGCGGAACTTTGCAGCTCTCGCAGGCCATTTTGGCAAGATCATACGGTTTTCCCAAAGTGGTGCCTACCGGGCAGGTCTTATCGAAAAGCGACAGATTGTCATAGGCTTTTATCACGACACCGGACTGTGTCCATTGGGCTTCGGAAATGTTAAACACACCGAGAGGAATGTACTCGTAGGTACCGTCCGCAATCTTAAGTCCGAAGAAGGGTGTGATCTTTTCTCCTTTCAGAGAGTATCGCTTTAGATCCAGATTCATCAGAGTGATGTCCATCTGCCCGATATAAACCTGTCCGATACCAATCATCGTATCGTCAGAGCATTGATTGGTGATCTGACAGGAACCGGACAGGATGTTATCGTCACAAAAAAAGGTATCACCAATGCTTCCCTTCATGGAAAAATGCTGTACCGGCTGCTTCATGGCAGCCTTGTATTTGTCGCTTACGGCGTACATGAAGCGCCTCCTTCCTTAAAATTCCAGCAGGTCAAAACTCACGGTATAGAGTCCGTTCGTCCCGGACAGCTTCTCTGAGTTCTTTTCCGGTCCGGTCTTGAAATTCCTTATCCGCATCGTCCTTGTTTTGTAGCTTTGTGTTTTTAAGTCATAAAGCCTTACGGCGATGCTGTCCTTATCGCGGAAGGATGCAAAGACCGCCGCCCATCTGTCGGAACACTGGAAAGAGGCGGAGACAGTCAGCTTATCGTATCTTGTCACGATGATCTGATCA